TTACATTGCACCGCATCAAGATCCAAAAAAGATGGTTAAACGCAAAGAGGCGTTTTTACCTTTGAATAATGAGAAGCAAGTTAGGTCAGGTGTAACGGATGAGATGAAAGAAAGGTTTATAAATGAATTTAGAAAGTATCAAGAAAAAATAAAAGCATAATGGCAGGAGGTAAATTAACAGTTGAGATTGGAGCGGACATTACCGACTTTGAAAAGAAAATCAAAGAGGTTGAGTTTGATATAAAAGAACTGTCAAAGGTTAAACTTGATAGGTTAAAACTTGGTTTAGATACAACAGAAATCAATTCGCAAATCAAGGATGCGAAGGCAAATTTAAACAGCCTTAAAAGTACGGTTAAAGATACAGGTCAAAGCTTTGCATCCGCAGCTCCAAAGGTTGCAAATGCGGGTAATACCTTAACGCAGTTCAGTAGAATAGCGCAAGATGCTCCATTTGGGATTATTGGTATTGGTAACAACCTTACTGCTACTGCTGAAGCATTTGCAAGTCTTAAAAACCAAACCGGAAGCACAGGCGGAGCTTTAAAGGCTTTAGGTTCTTCAATTATGGGTACAGGTGGTATATTGTTGGGAGTTTCACTTCTTACAACTGGTTTTACCTATTTAGCGCAAAGCGGTTTAACTATTGGCGATGTTTTTAATAAGTTAACAGGAAACACTAATGCTTATTCCGATGCTTTAAAGAAAGTAAATGATGAGGCTTATGCAAGTGAAGGAGTTCAAGAAGCTGTTACTAATGTAAACCGATTAACAACTGAAATTGATTTAGCAAAACAGGGGTTTTTAAATAAAGACCAAGTTGTTAAACATTATAATGAAACAATAGGCAAAACAACAGGTTTAGTAAAAAATATTGAAGAAGCAGAAAAATCACTTACAAGAAATGCCGATGCTTATATAAAAATGACTTTATATAAAGCTGTTGCAACTTTAGCTTTAGAAGAAGCGGCAAAAAGTCAATTAGAAGCTGAAAAAACAAGGGTAAAAAAATTAGCGGAATTTGCAAGTTTTAATGATAAAGTAAATATAGCTACTTCTGAAAGAGAAGATACTGAAGCGAATAAGGCATTTGTAAGAGAACAAAACAAACAAAGATTAATTGACTTACAAAAGAAAAGAAAACAAGAAGAAATTAAGATAAATGAAAATGCTGCAAAAGTTAATTTATCTATTGCTAAAAAGTTTGAAGAAGATGCTGCTAAAATATCAAAGAATTTTAATTTTAATTTCTTTGGTGATACTGAAGCTCCTAAAGAAAAAAAGGCTAAAGTAAAGCCTAAAAAAGTTGAATTTGATACTACTTTTATAGCTCCATTTGTAAGCACAATTAGCGGTTTAGGTGATACAATGGCAGGTTTTGAAGATAGAACAAGAACTGCTTTTCAAAATGCTACTGGTATTGTTAAAGAGCAAACCGACTTGATGAAACAAGTATTAATTGATTTTGATGCTTCTGTTAATGAATTAATTACAAATAGTATAGCAAATACATTTAGCAATTTAGGTGCTGCAATAGGTGATGCAATAGCAACCGGTGGCGATGTACTTTCTGCAATAGGAACAACAATAATTCAAGCGTTTGCCGGGTTTTTATCTGACATGGGTGACTTATTAATTAAATACGGAACGTTAGCAGTAGTAAAAGGAAAATTAGATTTAGCGATTGCAGCAGGTGGGCCAATATCTATTGGTGCGGGTATTGCTGCCATTGCTGTTGGTGTTGCTTTAAAAGCTGCTGCCGGTGCATTAGGTTCATTTGCTTCAAGCGGTGGTAATAGAGGCGGTGGCGGTGGAGGTGCAAACAATCAAAGTTTTTCATCGAGTGGATTCAGCGGAGGCGGAGGCGGTGGAACGGTAGTATTTGAGATATCCGGACAAAAACTTATCGGAGTGTTAAGCAATACAATTAATGCTAATAGAAGATTAGGAGGAACTTTAGGTTTAGGATAATGGCAAAGAAAATAATAATAGATTTTAGCGCACAGCCAATTATTGATGTAGTTGGCTTTAGTTATGATATTACGGTAAATGATTTAGTACTTTATTACACCAATGGACTAAATGAAGTTAGAATTGATTTTATTGCAAACGGAACTACACCTGATGAAGATTATCAATTAGCAATAGGAACTTCTTTAGAAGAAACTTTACAAATATTATTGAGTTATTTGCGTGAAAACTATATTAATAATTTAATAAGTTATAGTTTAGTTAATAACACTATTGAAGTATTAATACAAGCCGATGCTGTTGTTACCATTGGCGAAGATTTAAACGAAAACATTACAATAACTACACAAGATGTAGAGCCTTCAGGAAGTAATTTAAAGTATTATTTATATTTTGATGATTATATACTAAATATTTATAAAAGCAATTATCAAGGTACTGCATCTGAAATCTTTGGAACATTTACACTAAAAAAATCAAGTGTTGATACTATATTAACTCCAATTAGAGGCACAGCTTTAGAATTATCTTTAGAGGCAAATCAAACATTAACCTTTGATGAGTTTTTACTTGAGGATGAATTTACCTATAAGACTGAATTATTAAAAAATACTCAAATTATATTTGAAGGATATATAAAACCGGATGGATGCCAACAAAGTTACGTTAATGATGCTTGGTATGTTAACATCGAAAGCAATGATGTTTTAGGTGCTTTAAAAGACTTATCTTTTGTTCAAGCTAATGGTTTAAGGTTTACCGGTAAAATGTCGGTTTACGATGTTATAAAAGGTTGTTTAGATAGAACAAGACTATCATTAACAATTAACACCAGTACAGAAGTTACTTATGTAGATTATGCCGGAACAAATATTTTAAAAGATATTTATGTAAATGCAGATCGTTTTATAAAAGACCAAAACGATATTGTTATAATGGATTGCAACGAGGTATTAACTTCGATGCTAAATTTGTTTTCAGCAGTTATAACACAACAGGATGCTAATTGGTGGATTTATAGACCTAACGATTTGCAATTAAATGGTTACACTACTTTTATTAATCAAGATACTGACACAACTTTTACAAAGAATTTAAATGCTGTTTTAGGAAGTCAAATAAATAACTTTTATCCTCACCATTGTGATGGCAATCAACAAATAGAAGTTAAAGGCGCAATATCGGCTTATCGATTAAATTATCAATATGGCTTTTTGGAAGGATTGGTTTTAAATCCAAATTTAAATCATGATGAAGATTTGGTTTTTGAAGATTGGACAGTAAACCCAGATTTGCCAATAATAGAAGATGGATTAACAGTTTTAGGTATTATTAATGATGGCTCAACTTCAGGATTAAAAATTGGAGCGCAAGTTTATGATGGAATTTATGAGGTTATAACTTCAACACCTGTTCCATTTACACAAGATGAAATTTTAAGCTTTAGACTTAAATTATCGAGTAAAAATGTTAAACAAACATTTTTCTTTCAAATTTCAACAAGTGATGGCTATTATTTAAATAATAATAATGAATGGACTACAACTAATTATAAAAGAAATTTCGTTTTTGGTGAATATAAAACAAGTGAATTGTTTTTAAACTATGAATTAGTTTTACCTCCTTTGATTGATGATTGCGATGTTACAATAACAATATATGGCCCGAAACCATATATTTATACACCGCCATTAATTCAAAGAACAGGAATATCAAATTTCACTTATGTGCAGCTTTTAAATAATGAAATTGCGAAATCAGGTATAGTTGGCGAATTTCACACAGTTACTCGTTCACAACCACCAAGCTCGATAACAAAAGAAAATCAAAAAGTATTTAATGGTGATGGAATATCTTCTTTAATAGGCTCAATTTATAAGGAGGATTTGATAGAATTAACAACTAATTGGACTCGTAAAGATAAGTTTGAAAATCTGCCATTATTAGGAATTTCCGCTATGGATGATTTAAGAATACAATCAAATCCAATCAAAGTGTTTTCGGGTAATATTTTTGGTCAAATACCTTATATGTCAGTTATAACTATCGATAATATTACAGGGTTATTTATGCCAATAGAATATGATTATGATTATAAAACTAATAAATCACAAGTTAAGTTATTGGAGTTTTATAATACTGATATTGCAGACATTCAATATACAGTAAGTCCTGATTATGGAAATAATACAATTAAGCCAACTATTAAAGGATAGTTTTTCTTATTGGTAATCCGTTTTCATCTTCTTTAACAGTAAACACCACTTTGCATCGGCAGTTAATTACATTTCCTGCCTTTGCATTTGGATCACCAGGATACATTATCTCCTCGCCACTTGTAAAGAATGGCTGATTAATATCAACCTTAACGCCATTCATATCTAAATGATCATAAATTGAATTTGGAGGTCTGCGGGTTCTGTTATCTTGCACACTTATCCAAGTTTTCTCTAATACGAAATCGGAGTTTTGTGCAGCTACAACAGTAGCGAAATTAGTTGCGGTTGTGGTTTCAGTTCGTGCTATTCGTAACGCTTGGTATTTATACCATCCAAACTTATTTTGTAGGTTTCTCGTTATATCAGCAACTGATATATTGTCTTGATAACCTTGAGCAATAACAGCAACGATTGAATCAATTAACGTTTGATGAACTGAAACAATACGTAAACCCATATTTGAGTTAAGCCAGTTGGCTATAATTGTTTCAAAGTCTAATTCAGCTTTTATGCTTCTTTTAATACGTTTATATTGTGGATTTCCTAAAGTAGTATAAATCTCTTTATACATATCCTTTATTTGAGTTTGGGTAACGTTTGAATTAATTAAAGCTTCATAAGTTAGCTTTGACATATTATAAAAGGGAATAGCGTTAACTATTTTAATAATATTTCTTCTAACTATTCGGTAGGCTTGAACTTCTTGTCTAAAGCGTAGTTTGTCCATCCATTAACGTGTTAAGTGTTGGATCGTTTAAGTTGACTATTCCAGTAGGGATATAAACCTCATTCATCATCTCATCGTCAATTTCCTCGTAGTTGAATATTTCTCGTCTTTCGTTTAATGTCAAAGGAACACTATTCACCCATTTAGACATGGTTTCCATATCAGTTTGCATTTCCGGTAGCTCTGAAATATCCCATTCAATATAAGCATCTTCATAACCTTTGAATTTTTGTATAAATTCAAGATTAAGATATTCAGCTAACAAATCTAAATCGGGTTTTATATTATCCGTTACAACTCGTTTACGAGCTTCGTTCATTGTATCAACACCAAATCCGCTTCCGTTCTTTTCTTCATTTAATAAATCTACATTCCAATTAAGGCAATTCGCTAAAGTGCGTCTATCATAACTTAAATAGTCAAACGGCTTAAGTTCATCGGTAGTAAGTGAAATGCGTGTAAATCCTAATTTTGCAGACGCTCCGGCTATGTTTGAAAGTCGAGTACTATCATTATCCATTTCAACAAGTCTATCCTTTAAAGATTGGCCTTGTTCTGCCGTTAATGGTGTTGCTCCATCACCTGCGTGAATAAATCCATAAACACCGCTGTTAAGCATTGTTTTAGAATTATTATCAATTCCATTATTAGAACTATTTATATTTCTTATGGCTGCCATTAATTCGCTATAACCATAAAGATGCGAACCGCTATTATCATAAAAGGGATTTGATCGTTTAATATGGATTATATTTTCAGCAGGAAACTTTATTAAATTATTTCCTTGTTGCATAATATAATAGTCAATAGGATTTTCAAGACTCATTAAAGATGCATTTTGTTTCAATACTATTTGCACCCAATGAGAAGGTAAAATATAAAGTTGCAAAGGCTTCCCTGCGTTTGCTCCTTCTGAAACTGTTTGCTTATAAAAATAAACATTTCCGCAAACTTTAAGATATACTTTGTAAAGGAAAAATATATCGTTCCAACTTTGATTAACATTAGGCCTTTCAAGTGGCATAGGTAACTCGGTATCGGTATCGTATGCTTTCTTTTTAAGTTTGCTAATTGATAACTTTTGTTGAAACGTTGGATTGTTAGGATATTTTTTTAACTTTTTATAAGCATCATCATCATCTATTTTTTTTATATAATAAGGAACGGATGTTGTTTTTGACGCTTGTTGATTTACGATTGCGTTTACATCGGGATTTTCGCCATAACCTCTAACTATTAAAGTTTCTAAAGTAGCATTATAGGTAGAGGTTATTCCTCCTACTAATTTATATATACTTTGGTTAAAAAGGTTTTTATTTGTGCCTGTCAATACATCCCAAGCTAACGCTATTCTATTCTTTGCCATTAAAGTAGTTTTAATATGTACAAATATATAAAAATAATTTAGACTGATTATAAATAACACGATATTTTATTATATATTTGTATTTGTAAAAGTTACTTTATGGAATATTACAACGGCAGCGATAGAATTTTATATATAAAGCAACAAGGTAACTGGTTGCCGATTGGTTGTTTAACAAGTAATTCTTTTTCTGAAAGTGCGGAAATGTTATCCACTACAACAAGAGATAACGATGGGTGGAATACTTCAAGACCTATGATGCAAGGATATAGCATATCATTTGAAGGAATACAAATCAATACAGTTGTAGCGGGTGGAACTTTTACCGTTGCTTCATACGATAAACTAAAGCTGTTAAAACGTCAAAAAATACTTTTGGATTGGAAGATACAAGGCACTTTATTCCCAACAGTTGATTATGGTAAATGCTATATTAATGAACTTTCGGAAGCTTCAGCAGTTGATGACTTTTTGAGCTTTAGTGGTTCAATGGTTGGTTATGGCATTCCACAAACAAGAGGATTAGGTGAATTTGTATTAAACGATGGCGATCCAAATGTAATTATAACAACAGATGAAACTGCAACACTAATAATTAAAACAACGGAATAATGGCTATAAATCCATCAGAAATAACCACGATTAGAGTTGGTGAGTTACCAATAGGAGAAATTGAATTAACCTCTAAAATTGGAGTTGAAAACGGAACTGATTTACAACAAATAAGCGGTCAAGATTTAGTAGATTTTGTAAATATAAACGCAAA